CAAATCTGCCGGGTCTGAAATTTTTGTAAAAGTTGTACCCGATACGCTGTATATTGTGGCGTATGGGGATGCCTCATGCGAAACAGCAAACAACGAGCCATCTGGACTAAAAGCACAGCCAAGTCCAGTTCCCGTCGGCAAATCTGCCGGGTCTGAAATTTTTGTAAAAGTTGTACCCGATACGCTGTATATTGTGGCGTATGGGGATGCCTCATGCGAAACAGCAAACAACGAGCCATCTGGACTAAAAGCACAGCCAAGTCCATTTCCCGTCGGCAAATCTGCCGGGTCTGAAATTTTTGTAAAAGTTGTACCCGATACGCTGTATATCGTGACGTATGGGGATATAAAATGACTAACCGCAAACAGTGATCCATCTGGACTAAAAGCGCAGCCAAGTCCTATTTCTGTTGGCAAATCTGCTGGGTCTGCAATTTTTACTAAAGATTTTCCTCTTATATTATATATCGTGACGTATGGGGATATAAAATGACTAACCGCAAACAGTGATCCATCTGGACTAAAAGCGCAACCAAATCCTATTCCCGTTGGCAAATCTGCCGGATCATTCTTTTTTGTTATCACATCAATAATTTGTCTGGTAGCATCACCACCTACAAAAAAGAAAAATGGCCAGGCTGCTTGGTTTGTTGGAATTTGATAAATAATTGAATCTTGTTTCATTGTATCGTAATATCCGGCTAACGCCTTACCATTTCCGGCAAACATATACGGCCCATTAGCAACGCTCGTATAATCAGGAGCTTGAAAAACTATATTACCATTAACAAGTAATTCCCCGCCGGTTTTTCCAGCTACGGCAGTACTATCGCCTCCACCTGCTGGAATATAACCAGCATAAGCGTTATCACCGCCAGCAATCATGAGAAATATAGAATTAAGAAAAATTGCAGGATCAACAGCCGGACTATTTTCATGCACCTTAACATCAAAACCAGCAGCGATAAGGGCAGATTGTAAATTATCTTTTGATCCTGTATTTTTTTTTCTATACACAATTGCTGCTAATTTATCCCGTCTTGTATTTTCTGTTAATCTCGAATCTGTTTGTATTCCGTATTCATGCTCAAGATCGGATAATATGGGAGTATAATACGGATCGCGTATTTTTGACATTAGAGACAATGCAATACTTACCAGTTCGGCATTATCTGCAATTCCATCTAACAGTAAATCAAAATCACCGTCTTGTTCTAATGCGAAAGCACTTCCATTCGGCAATAATGAATCAATTACTCCCCTGCTTACATTACGCATATATTACACCGCCACTTTTTACAGTTTCATTTGCGTTAAGCTGGTATTTTCCTACGCTCGCCAACGGAACGTCACCAAACACAACACCGCTTAACGAGCCACCATACGATTTGAATACAACTTGAGCAATTTCGCTTACAGAAGGATAGGTAATTATAGAATTATCATCAAGAGGTGAATCGAGGCCATCTACATACGGAACGCATGACCTGTAATATAACTCAAGAACAGTTTCAAAGTCAGCCTTTGCTTGTGCTTCGACATTTGCATCAATTACAAGTCCATATATAGTCGTGTATAGCGTAGTCCTTACTATCGATTCAATATATAATGTATCATCTGTCAAGCCCAATGGCTGCCTTGATATTCCCGTTTCTGGATCGGTTGTTACGCTATCCCTAACGGCATTAATTATAGACCCTGGTGCTATTCCGTCCGGGTCTATGTCGGTTGTCGTTTCAACATATAACGTCCTATCAGGAGGGACGCTTGCGATAAGACTTCCTATTGGTTTTCCCGCAAATGGATATACTCTTCTTACCCCGGATACTTCTTGGCCCCATCGCCTATAATCGGCAGCATTTCCGCCTCCATACGTTGCGCGTATTTCATCAAGTATCCTGATTCTATAATCTTCTGTGTCCTCTTCATCTGCACCTAATGCGGTAACTACCGATATAGTAGCAACCGTTTCCGCTCCCGATACTGGTGTGCTTATAGTCATAGTGTCACTTACGATAAGATTTCCGACTATTCCCTCACTTTTTGCAGTTACATTGATAGTTGCAACTCCTGCCACCGCCTCAACAGGAGCATCAATTCTATATCTTACGCCGTTAGCATCACCAACAAAATCGCGCGTTATAGGGATTATCGTGCCGGTTGTAGCCGGTAATGTGATTGTATACGTTGCTGGAGTAGCGGCTTTGATTGGCAATCCATAATTATTACCTATCAAGATAAGCTGTTCTCTGTTTGCTGTTATCGCAAGATTTCCTTTAATTTCTTTTGATGCCCACTTGTACAGTGTGGTATATTGTGCGGCCTCAAGAGCAGCAATAACAACAAGCAGCGCCTTATCGTTAATAGGTGACGTTTGCCCAAGCTTGCCTTCTAATGATGCAAGATTTATATCGAATTGATCTTTTGTTGACGGTATCGCAAATGGCATATTTACCTCGCATAAGCCGGACTATCGGCTTGATTTATCCAATTTTGATAATTTCTACTTAATTTTAATACTTCAATATCTTTTCCAGGTGAAGGAACATACAAATCAAGTGTTATGTTTGATGAAATCGGATTATTTGCAATAGCTTCAATTTGTCCAAAAATATCGCTTTTGACATTCCTTTCAGCCGATTGTTTTATATCGTTTAATTTTTGTTTGGTTATGGCTCCGTTCGCTGTATCTTCAAAATCGCTATTAAGATGTCTATTTTTGTCATCTATGAGCGAGTTACCCCACCAGCCACTTCCACCAAACAAAGATAAAACTACTTGATTTTCTATCCCTTGATCCATAACAGGCTGACCGCTTACAAATTTTAATGTAGCCCCATTTTCGGTTAAATATATTTTCGGATCACCCTGAAATCTGTTTGTCATGGTAACTTTACTCCTGCTACTTTTGCGCTGTCGATACTGGCGATAGAAAAAACTGTCGGTACTGTTGTAACTGTTCCGGTTTCCGTATGAAAATGAGCATTATAATCTACACGAAATTGATCGAAACCGGCTTTTAAATCGTTAAATGCTACTGCAAAATCGGTGTTGCCATTAAGCTCTATTTTACCATCGTCTAACAATTTTATGTATGCGCCACCAGGAGCGTATAATTTTCTCTCACCCTCGTTAAGTGAACTATCAAAATTGTTTCCTTCATTCGATGCAATCGCAATTTTCCATGCTTTCCCGGCCTGCAATACAATAACTATCGAATCAATAGGCGGGATATGATCGTCACCAGCATGACTCATATACTCAACGCTTTGCACGTCATCCGGGCCAGATATTTCAACTTTTAACATCAAGATGTTTTTTGTTCCATCTCTGTTTTTTGTTACTTCAAATCCTCTCACAATCCCGGTCATTATCTAATTCCTACAAAATTATTACCTTTTTCATCTTTTTCTAATTGCGCTGGCATTAAATATGTTTCTTTGTCAAAAAATAAATCTTCATCCCAATAATCAAAATCACCCATATAAACTGGGATTTTGATGTCAAGATTGTGATCAAAATTATTCAATAAATAATCAGCAAATTCTTTTACTTTCATATTAACTCCACGGTAAAATAATATCCTCTCCCAAAGGCGGAATAAGTGACAGTATAGCAGTTCTGCCAGAATTTTCAAGTACAAACTCGACTTGTTTGATCAAAAAAGTAAATCCTTTTTCAGCAAAAATATACGGAGATACAACAACTACGTTTGTATTTTCCTTCCATAATTTTCCATTTGGCGCATACCATCCAATCACCGGTAATGTAAAAGTAAGTGCATCTGCATATATTTGAGCTCGCTTCCATTTTGCAGCATTTTCTATATCACCGTCTGTCGAATCGTCCGAAGAAAAAGCAAAAAATCTTGATTTCGGAATTGATGAATCTGTTATAGTCGATGTTTTAACTGGGTTCCCTGGAGACTCTCCGTAAACGGTAATCGAATTATACATCGAGCGCCCGTCAAACTTTGCACTTATCCCCATCAACCCATTTTTATCTTCTATCGTCCCGACCGGCGGAGAAGTTGTATCCGCTTTCATAAAAACAATATTCCCATCATTACTGCTTGTTATTAACAACCCTCTTTGAGCCGCAAGAGAAAGTAAATGATCAAATATTTTATCGTTTCTATCTGCTGTTATACGGTCAAACGCGCCACCAGCTTCATTATTAAAAATAGCGCGTATCCCTGTATTTGCAAGTAACTGGTTAGCTCTTTGCTGTAATGTTGATTTGCTTACCTCATACGGAGCGGTACAAACAGAATCTATGATATCAGCCGCATAACTATATCCCTCAAGATCGACATTTCCGCCGTCTTTTGAAAATGAAGGGGATACTCCATACAGTGCGCCGCTTATAAGTAATTCATTACCTATGTAAGCCTTTGAATGCGGATAAGAAAACGGTTTTAATAATTTATCAAAATCAGCATCTTGACCAGGAACCCAGCTAACATTTGCAGTCCATCCGTGAGCAGCGGTGTCAATTGTTTTTATAATACGTGCGTTATTTGTGACTATCTCTCTATTCCCTATAACTATCGTTAGTTCGTTATCTTCTTTTTTTGATAATGTTATTTTTTGTGATAATTCTTTAATTTCCGGTAATTCTGGAATAAAAAGAATATTACCCGAATATATTGTCGGCCTATTTTCAAGGCTTGTAACATTTTTTATAATTTGAGGATTTGCGCCCTCGATTAGTCCTTTTATACTGCCGTAAGCCGTTGTTTCTATATCGTCTAATCTGTCACCCCTTACTACTTTATAGCGATATCCTGGAGTTGGTTTAGTTTTAATTTCAATATCAGACATAAACAAACACCTTTTTTCCAGCCGGTAATATTCTTATTTCACTTCCGATTAAATAATTACTGTCAATAAAAAAATCAAGATTTATGTCATCTTCACCTAATGAGCCATATTCTGCAATAGTTATTTCAATAGGGCAGCGCGGGCGATCAAGTATAAAACTTTTTTCTATTTTTAAATTGAGAATACTTTTAAGTAAATAATTTATTGTATATCCGGCAAGTTTAAGTAATTCCGCATAACTTGATGAATTGCTAAAATACTGCTTATCGATTGAAACAGAATTAAAATTATCCTGAACATAATCAAGGTTTTCGGTTATTTTTTCGATTTCATTTATAATAATATTTATAAAATCAATAGTTTCGTTTCTTGTAAGCAATTCCCCGGTTATTATGCTTTTGCACATCGCAGCAAGTGAAGCGCATAATGTAAGCTCTATTGCATTAACAATATTTTTAGATTTTATATCGCTCCCTGTAGGAAGTAACGATATTTGATTGTCATTAAATCCTATACAAGCTTTTATTCTTTCAAATATATCGCTCGTTGCAAGGATTGGTAATTGAATAAGTAGCTGCATTTGTCCGGCAAGAGATGCCGGAGCAAGTGTTGCCGAGTTTATAGTTTCGTTAATGCTGTTTTTTATTGACAACATTTCTTTTGTGATTGTATTATTTAAGGCTATTATATTTTTATATGCATTATTTGCATTTATGAGAGTTGATAAAATTGTTTTTTTATTTTCAACAATTGCGGACGCGTTATCTGTTGATATATTATCAACATACTGATCGGATGCACTGCTGTTGACTTCCAATATTTGAGCATCAATTTCGCTGCTTAATTGTATAACACTTTTTTCTTTTTGTTCTTGCGTTGGTTCTATCCATTCAGTCTCAAATACTGTTATATTTCCAGATTCAACCGGTCTTATCTGCTGTGATACGCTTAACAGCTGCAAGCTTAATTTTCCTTGTGTTGGGTGTATTATTTCCCATACACCAGTCTGATTGCAAGATAAATAAAAATTATCAGAAATCAAATCATGGTCGTCACCTGAAAAATGCAAAGTCAAAGGATATGTAGATGCATTAATACCCAAATCCTGTATAATTGATCCTACAAAATTAGGCGGATCAAAGCGACCTATTTTTTTATCCTTTGAGCGATCGTTTCCTATCCAATTAGCGGTATAAACATCGCCTAAAGGAGAGGTAAGCTGCAATCCGGTCTTTAATCTATCTTTCCAGCTCATTTATTAGGCCCTAATAGCGCATACTTTAGAGGCGGCGCTCCTTTTGATTTTTGATCGAATGTTGATCCGGCAGGTGCTCCATTTATATTTAGGCTCCCTTCCCACTGTGAGCGCTGTCTTGTTTGTGCATCGATCTGATTAGGTGATTCTTTTTCTTTTTTACCGGTAAAAAAATCACCTACACCTTTTCCTATTTTACCAAAAAACCCTCCAACATCTGTTATAAATTTTCCAATACCGTCAACTATTGGTTTGATAAAACTCCACAACCCATCAAATGCGGATTTTAAAACTCCGCCAACAATTTCAGACAAGAAAAGAAAAATATCTACTATCGGTTTTATTTTTGTTTCATAAAAATCAACAAAAATATTTCCTATTGCTCCGAAAACATCTGTAAAAAACTTTCCAATCGCTCCAAAAACATTAAAAACAACTTTTTTGACAGTATCAAAATTTTGAATTAACAATCCAATACCAGCAATAAGAGCAGCCACGCCTATTATAATCAAACTAATCGGATTTGCAGACATCGCTATATTTAGTAACCACACAGCAGCAGTCACACCGGCAGCGATAGGAATAAGAATCTTTAAAAGTGGTGATAAAAATTGGATTCCAGAAGCGAAAGCAGAAATAAAACCAGAGACAAAACTTAAAATTCCGGCAAGTATATTTAATCCACCGTTTACACCGCCTACAGGTTTTAATAGATTTTTTAAAGAACCTATCAAGATATCCCATATTGTTTTACCAAGAAATAAAACTTTATCAATTATATTTCTTACAGGTTTTTCAAAAGTTTTAAAAATTGAAATTACTTTTTTTATTCCATCTGTTATTTTTTTCATGTCAAAAGTCGATACCGCTTTAATTAAATACGAAAGCGCAGCCCTTGCATCGCCTTCAAAAGTTTCTATAAATTGAAATCCTAATTCAAGTAATCCTGATTTTATAATTTCAATTTGCATACCAAGACCGCCTCTGATTTGATCGGCGATATCTGTTATGCTTTTTCCACTACCAAGCACTGAATTGATCGCAGCGACATCCTGCAAGCTTTTTGAAAGATTTATGGCACCAGCAACAGCCTCCCTGCCAAATATTTTTCCAAAAAGTGCAAGCTGCTCCGGTTTTCCAAGTTTGTCGGAAGCGGCTCCTATCATTCGTAATGCTTTTGTCATATTAAGAGCACCGGTTTTCTGATCAACAAAATCCTCTAATGATAGCCCTACACTTGCAAGAGATTTTTTTACTTTTGCACTGTTTTGCGATAAAAATAAATAAGCATTTTTTACAGCAGTTGCGCCCATGCTCCCCTTAATACCGGCGCTTCCGAGAGCAGCCGTCATCGAAATAATTGTATTCATACTTTCGCCTGCTGCTGTTGCAACCGGAGCAGAAATTTTAAGACTTTCAAAAAGATCGTTAAGGTCAACATTCGCCATGTTCGTAGCCAAGCCTAAAGAGTTTGTTAGACGTTTAAGATTTTCTATTTTTTTTGCAGAATTAGAAGCATTGAGACCAAATGAGCCGAGTAAATCAGATGTGATATCTGCTGTTGTCGAAAAATCCTGTTCGGCTACCGTAGCAAGGTCAACTTGTGATTTAAGAACCGACATCGCCTCCGCAGACGTAAAGCCTGCTTTCGCAAAAAAGTTTAAACCTTCTGCTGCCTGGACAGAAGTAAATTGAGTTTGAGCACCTATATCTCGAGCCGTTTTTTTTAATTCAATCATTACTTGATTTGTTTTATCCGTTCCTACTTCCAAATCTTTGAATCTTGAAGCTGCGCCTACTATTGTTTGATCAAATATTACAAATTGATCGGAAGCATTTTTTATTCCTGACGTGAGAAGCATTATTCCCTTTTGTATTATTTGAGCGCCGAGCACACCTTTTAAAACTGCTCCAAAACCTAAAGATGATTTTCCCATTTTGTTAAAAATAGGTGACATATGATCGACGCCTTTAAACATGGTGCTTACGGAAAAACTACTTCCCATTTTTTGCCTTTTCAAATTCCTTTCTTTCGGTTTCGTTAAACAACAAATGCCATTTATTCCAATATTTCATTTCATAATATGGCATTTTTTTTAACTCGGATATATTGACACCACGATAAAAAAGATTTCCCATCATGATGTCAATCTTACCGAGTATTGTTACAAAAAAGCAATCGTCAAAGCCTCCGCAACTTTAAGATCGATCCCGTAAAGTTTTCTTATAAAATCCTCACCCATGCCAGAAGCGGAACCAAGCACAGCGTATAACATTTCATACCTGTTGTTATCGTCTTTTCCGTCCATAACAAGTTTTTGCTCTCCTGTTATGCGCTTGTAATTTACCTGCAACACTTTCCCTTCACCGTAATCATTCTGTAGGTGTTGAACGATTGAACAGTCTTTTCCGATCTCGATTATTCCGCGCCGCACATAATCCATTATGCAATTAAGAAGATTCTCTTGATTTTTTCTTTGCTTTGAATCTTCAATTGCGTCGATATCGATATCAAACTTAAGACAAAAATCCTTGACAACGGCAAGCGCCGACTCTTCGGATAGTGTAAGTTTTTTATTTTCTGTTATCGAAAACTTGCTTTTACTTTTCATAATTCACCCCTTATGCTGAAAATAATGTCCATTCGCCGGTTATGGGAATCAAAACTAATTCCACGCGGTTTTCTTCTGACTCGTAACCTTCGATGCTGAATGTTCCCTGGCTTACGTAAACAGAGCCGTCATTTTTTATAAAGCTCATATTGATTTGTGATTTTTTTTGAATCGTTAAAAGCTTTGAATATTCGTTGTCATTTGCGATTATTGTTCCGCCGTCTACCTGTGCGACATCCGTCGTCTCTTTTATTTCGTTTCCGCCGGAATGGGGAACGCCTTCTTTTTTTGTCCTCGGATTGATTTTAAAATTTGAATCAGCAGCCACATTAAAAGTGACTCCGTCTAACGATAGTTTTCTGATTGATCCTGCCATAATTTATGTACCTCCTTATAATAATGTGGCTATTGATGTATCGACAAATATACGATTGTCTATAATATTTAACACGCCCGAAAGAATCAATTTTATATTTGCTTCAAATCCGTCATTTCCTGTACGAATTGCAATTGATCCGGGCTGTTTTAATTCTTCGATTGAAAAAGCGGCTTCATAAATCCAGGCGTTTTTTTCAAAAAGCAGAATCAAAGCTACCGCATCTTCCCTGTATGTATCCATATCAACTACATACAAGCGCGCATTAATATCGCTAACGCGGTTTGTGTCGCTTACAATTGTTTTTCCCTTCCATTTTTCGCCTTCAAAATTAAGCCACCAGTTATATGCGATATTTTGTAATATTGCAATATTTCTCATTTCGCGGTAGGCGTTAGAGTTTTGAGAAACATCGTCCGGGTGATACATGGTAATTACATTCTGCAAATATACTGCGCCTGACTTGACAAGAGTGGTTGATATGCCTGCTTTGACTGCAATGTCGCTGTTATCATGAATGTCAGTCCACCTGTCAACTTTATCACCGGGAAGCACTTCTGGAAGTAAAATATTGAGATAGTTTCTTTCTGGTCTGTCGTTTGCTACCTTTTCAATCAATCCGATTGTTAGTGCGGCAATTTCATCTGGCATGTTCGGACTATTCGGAGCTGCAATTATACCGGTAGTTCTGTCTTGTTTGTTGTTGCCTCCGATAACAACAAGGGCAGCAAGACCAGCGGCTCCAGTTGCAGTATCACCTATCAAAGAGCGCATGGGTCTATGTACTATTTTGTCGTAACATCCAACAAAATCATTTCCGATACCGTTATATGTCGAGATAGCCGTAAGGGTGGTTGCATCCTGGCCGTATCCGTGGATGATTGCGGTAAATTGTAATTCGTTGGCACTATCTCCGATTCCGAGTGAATCGAGAGCGTCTTGTATATCGGGGATTCCGGCACCGGTTGACATGGCAGTAATTGCAGCAGCAATACCGGTAGGCATAACATCAGATGAAAGTAGATTCAATCCAATTGTTATACGATTTCCCCACGTGCCCTTACTTTTTGCAGTAATATCCAGTTCAAACGTTACCGCATGTTTAGCGGCAGTTATGGGAAGATCGTCATTCCCGTTTATGGCGGCAACACACAAATCACAAATATTTTCCACAGTTGCCGCTGCCGGGATTGCTACAGGTACACGGACTGCGTTGATGTATAAGGCGAGAGTGCCTGCAAGCACGCCGGTTGAACCTGCAAAATCAATTTCGCCTACAGCCTGAACACCTGCTCCAGCTTCCGCCTGTTGTATGATGTATGTCGGAACGGTAGAACCCTTAAACGTCCACATCGCAAGCCTATGAAGCATAAATCCTTTTCCGGTTAAACTGCCTGCATGTTCGGCGCTTAATATCTGTATGGGTGTATTAAGATCGTTTCCCGCTTCGGTTATTGGATCGCCGGTTCCGATTATTACTCTTTTACGCGGTACAACTTGCGTACTTGGAGCAAACTGTTGATTTTTTATGCCAACTACGTTGGCTGCTGCCAGTGTATTCGATGTTATATTACTCATTTATCCTCCTAAATTACCGGATACACCGGCATTATTTTCTTGTTCACCGTTTATATTAATCGTTGCGTCTTGCACGAGCGCAGACGTTCCGGTTTCACTGCTTATTTGTTCATCTCCATGACAGGCAATTTGAAAACTACCTGTGAGTATGGCATATTCACCTTTCGGTAACGCGTCGTCTTTTTTGAAATCCTGAATCCAGCGATTTGCGATTCCATATTTTGTAAAACCCAAATCATAATTTGCAGGATTCATAATTACTTGAAAAACGTCATCAAATAATTTGTCCAAAGCATCATCTGCCAATAAACAAGCATCATCAAATGAAACCATAGCCGCTGCTCTTTGTGCAGATGTAGAAAGTTCGCTATTTATTACGGATAAATCAACGCTACATTTTACTGCAACGCTCAATTCGATATCAAAAGCCATTTCATGTTTTAAGGGCCTGCCGTAAGGGGTTGAAGCTGAATTAGGAAAATTACCGCTTCGATAAAAAACTTTTACGAACTTTCTTTCCATTTCGTTGGCAGCTATTGTTTGGCGTTGTGATTTTATAACGACATAACGACCGGCGGCGGCTGCGTTCAATATTGAAATTATTGACTGTTTAATTTGTCTGAATATCATCATAACTGCACAGCCTTTTGAGGGTATAATCTAATAAAACCTAACGACGCACCACCCTCCGGGGCGCGGTCTTCGGTTAAAACAAAATTTACAAATACATCAAGATGCGAAATGTCAACCGGTATTCTTACAATCCATCTTTCACCGGCTATTGGAATACGGGCAAGAGATGATAGCGAAACTGTGATCACGGGTTCATTAACTATCACCTCTAACCCTGTTTGAGGATCGAGCTTGCGGTAATCATACGTAACCTGGAGAGCCTGGAGCAGTGCGCCGGTTTCGTTATCGGTTCTATACCATGTTCCATCCGGGCCCATTAGTTCCAGAGGTATTCCCCAGTCTTTTACGTTTAGATTTTTTACATCTTTAACCGCAAGCTTTCTTAAATTCATTCTTTTACAGGCTCCCTTTTTACAGCAGGCTTGGGAGCGTTTTCAGGTTTTGATTTTGACTCTAATTTTTTCCGCATATCAGCGGGCAACGAATTGGAATCAATTTCTTGACCTGATTTGTATTTCTTTTTTCCCACATGCACTGTCACGCCTTTCGGTATTATCATTTAGCACCGCCTTTTTTAAGCAGCAATTCGTTTTCTGATTTTAATTTCTGGACCTCTTTTTCAAAATCTGAAATTTTAACCTTTAAACTTTCATTTTCAGTTTTGAGAAAATCTATTGATTCCCTCAATTCTTGAATTTCTTTTGATCCCTGTTCCATGATTGCGGTCGCTTTGTTAAGGCGCGCCTGCACATTTGCTGTTTGCTGCTTTTCGAGATCGATTGCAACATTATCAAATCCATATTTTTGGATTGTTCCATCTTTAGTGTGTTTTTTTATTGTCGCAACCGGGATATCGGACGGCAGCACGGCACCGGGTTTGTATTTTATACCTTTATGGGTAATGGTTCCGGTTCCGTTCCATACATATTTATCAGCCATTTTTTTACCTCCCTGTTATGTTAATACGCTGTTTAGTACGCCAAAAGCGTCGGTCTGGGTTGTTGCAAAAATCGGAGCCGACTGGGTGCGAATTGTGAGGCGCTTTTCGTCTGCGCTTTTGTATACATCGCAGTAAAACATCGCGGGGTCTATGATTGCACCCTGGTTCATGATGTTTGGCGGCATGAGCGGGGCTGACATATCGACGCCGAAATAATGTAAATACAGCTGCTGACGGAGCGGGTCAATCGGCAGTGATTCGGGCGGCCCGAAGTAGCGGTCGGCCCTGGCATCGGTGTCGGTAATCAATACGGAATCAGTCGGCATATAGAGAGTGTTAACGCCTGACAGGTTGGTGTATGTTTTGTTATAGGTAAAAATCCACAGCTCATAACCGAGGAAAGTTTTAATCCATCCCTGGAAAATCCAGCCAGAATCAACCCATCTTTGGTATTTTGCCGGCATGGTTATATTTTTTCCTGCCCGGATAAAAGTATAACCTGGGTTATCTGCAATTCCCTTGACTGTAGTGTCTTTGATAAATGCGCCAAACGCACCACCACCAATAAACATAGCATCGGGGTTGCAATTTCCAATTGATTCCAGGTTGAAACACATGCCATCGATATCGCCGATAATATCAACTCCACCCGCATCCCATTTTGTGCCCGGGGTGTCTGTCAGGTTTGTGTGATCGCGGAGAAAATCATACTGCAAATCAGTGTTTGATGTTCCGATGATTGCGTCCTGTTTTCCGGTCAAAATTGACTGGAATGCGAGAACCTCGAACATGCGAACGGTGCGGCGGATTGACTCCATGTGGATGCGGGCCGCATGTACACGCGCGCGCTGGTATCTGGTATTGCCGGAAGTGGCGGATTCTCCTGCCATGCGGTTGAGCAGTTTGTCGCATTCGATATCGCCCTCTTCTTCGGAAAGCGGAAACTTGCGGGAAAACGACGAAAACTTTTGAGTCTCGATATTTTTTTGAGTGGTTCCGAGTGGACGCGATACCATGCCGCGCGGGATAAGAGCCGCGATTGTTTTACCGCTTTTGATAATATCAATATCAATCGCGTTTGCGTCCGGCGAAAAAATTGTCTGACTGGCATTTGCGGGATTTCCAAAAAATGCCTGCCCAGCCGTGGGAACTGTTATAAGCTGTTTTTCGTCGAACATTTCCGCAACTACACGCGTAAAAAGATCGACGTTATTAGGTGTGCTCATTTTTACCTCCTGTTAGGTGTTTTCATATTCATCGACAGCGATGGTAGATTCGACGAAAATACCTAACGCTTCCATTTCTTCGCGCACTGTTTTTCCTGACGGTAAAACAGAGGTGAGCGAAAGACCGTTTTCAAAAATCAGCTGATCGCCGTCAATTGTCATTTTGCCGCCCGTGATCATGGGACAATTGACAACATCACCGGCTACGATGGCTGCTGCCGTAACGTTTTCGCCGATATAAATTCCGGCAAAGTTTGCACCACCGAGTAGGTCGGTCTGTTTTAGAGGAACATAATCGCTGTCAGCTGTCACGGTAATATTGAACTTATCACCGACAATAAAATCCGTGCTGCCATCGGTAACGGTAAATGTCATTCCGCCGGAATTAAACGTAGTTGATCCGAGAGGATCGCCTGACATTTCCAGATTTGAGGAAATAAGATTTCCGTGCGGGTCTTCAAGTTTAAAAACTCCACCTTGACCGGAAGTAATCTCGAGGGTAAAATAATCTCCGGCAATAAAATCAGGTGTGTCGTCTGTCAGAGTAAAGGTGATTCCGCCCGCGTCTACATCAACATGCCCACCGGGTGTGCCGGGAAGTACGATGTCTGTTTTGATGTCAACGCCGTCCGGGTCGGTAAGAGTGAAACGGCCACCGTGCGCGGTGATGATTCCCAGAGTAAAATAATCTCCGGCAATAAAATCAGGTGTGTCGTCTGTCAGAGTAAAAGTGATTCCGCCCGCGTCTACATCCACATGTCCGCCGGGCGTACCGGGAAGTACGATGTCTGTTTTGATGTCAACGCCGTCCGGGTCGGTAAGAGTGAATTGACTGCCGTGTGCGATTACAACCGTAATCGTGATGTAATCACCGACGATAAAATCGGCGGCACCATCAGCCTGGGTAAATCCGAGATGATTGTTAAGATATGCAACACCTACCGTCATGTCTTCCAGCCTTACGCCATTTGGATCAAAAACTGAAAAAATTTCCGAGCCTGATACGGAGGCGTCGATACAGGTTGCGATATAATCGCCTTCGATTGCTTGTGCGCCTGGTGTAATTGCTCCCATAACACCATCGCCGATTCCTGTTTTGACGCTGGTTGCTGATTTTGCACCATTTGCATTCGGGTCTGTGCAAATTAAAAGAAAATCACCGACTTTGGGAGTTACACCGGCTTTGATTGCCAGTGCGGATACAAGACCGGCACCCGTGTTGGTTCCGGCCGGGATGGTAGCGCCTACTGCAATCGCATTCGATACAATATCCTTGCAGGTCAAAAGAAAATCACCGACTTTGGGAGTTACACCGGCTTTGATTGCCAGTGCGGATACAAGACCGGCACCCGTGTTGGTTCCGGCCGGGGTGGTAGCGCCTAATACCCTGCCAGACGTTCCGACTGCAGTCGCTTCAAGATTGTAATTACCGGGAATAAGATTTTTTCCGTCTGCAAGTTTTGCAACCGCTGATACTGTCCCGTTTCCGGTATTTCCTGCATTTTTGATTCCTATCGTAGCGAGCGAAAATCTGCGCTTTCCCATTACGGTTTTTGCATATAACACAGCAGCACGGGCACCGTCCTGTTTGATTACGCCGTTTTCATTGGCATAGCTTTCACCGGAAAGAATAAAAGGCAAATTCGAATTGTCTGTTCTTGATTGCATAGCTCCCATTATTTGCCTCCCTTTGCTGCTTTGGCGGCTTCTTTTGCGTCCTCTGCGTTCCTGATAATTCCATCGTTTTTGAGCTGCACTGCTTCCGCCTGCGTATCACCAGTTTTGGCTGTTTCATCTTTTGCAAGATCGCTTTTTTCGCGCTGGATTCGCATATCTTCGATAGCGACGACAGATTCAAAAGCTTCGAGGCTGATTTCGCCTTTCAAAGCTTTCTGAGCCTGGGCCTTAAGCGCGGAATCGTAATGTTCACTTGCGAGGATTGGTGATACCTTTGCGATTCTGGAATTGACATCGGCTACCCCTTTGTTATACTCTGATTTCAGAGCGGCGATATATTCCGCCTGTGCTTCGGGGTTAGATGCCAAAAACTCTTTTAAGTTCATGGTTCCCTCCATTTTCCCCTTTACCGGGGTAGGTTTTATTATTACGGCTTGCGCCTGTAATTTGTTTGATTGTTTGTTTTGTTTTTCGTTTATATAATCGATTACTTTTGATTCTTGCATATATTTGTCAATTAAACCATAACTAATGGCATCGTCAGAAATTAAAACTTTTCCATTAAGTGAATCGATTTTTTCTTTTTTCATTTTTTTTCTTTTTTCAAGAATCGAATTGACAAAAACATTATAGAGAGCGTCAAATTCGTCGATAAGTATTTGCCTGCCCTCTTCGGTCATATAGTTTGGGCGCTTATCTTTGCTGCTTGTGTTTGTTAATGTTATGCGCTTTATTCCTTTTGTTTCGTCTTCCTTATCTCTGTTCACAATTTCAGCGGCAACACCAATTGAGCCTATAAATCCTGTTTTTGATACGCTGATTATTTCGTCTGCTGCCGATGATAACCAATATGCGGCGCTACATGAATGATCATGAGTCATAGCAAAAACTGGTTTTTTTGAATTAAGAATGGTTTGAAATGTTTCTTCGCATTCAAAAACATAGCCGCCGCCTGAATTAACGTTGAGTAAAATTGATTTTACTTGAAAATCTTTTTCGGCCCTGGCGATGGACTCCCTTATATACCCATATGTTGTAATTGTTTCACCAAAAAAAGCAGAACAAATGTCAACTTCATCGACAAGCATTCCCATTACCGGAATTATTGCAACTCCATTTTCAACGGAATATAATTGATCGTCTTTTGAATTATCATCTAAAGAATATATTTTGCATTCTTTAATAATTTCAGACTTTGCGCTTTCTACTTCGGAAGCATTCATTTTTTCACGTGCGGATATGATATCGCTTTTTGTTTGTGCGAACTTTTCAACTAAATGTTCGTTCATTAAATAAAATAATTTAAGCATAACGCCTCACTATATCACTTGTTATAATTATAATCAATAGCAATATCATATTTTTTTAAAAATGATTGATAATCATTAAAAAAAATTGCTAATTTTTTTGCATCTTCAAAACTTAAACTAACACCCGTTTCAATTTGTAAAAACGTCAATTCCGGCAACAAGGGCGCGGTAGGAAAAATCAAAACCTTGCTTTCAACTTCAATTTTTATTTCCTGCGGTTTTGTTGCGCAGGACAGAATTAAGAATGCCAGCGATGCCAGAATTGGGAGCGTTATTGATTTCTTCATTTTTTTTCATTCTCTCCTTTTCAATTGTTTCTATGCGAATTAAAGCGGTTTGTAATCTGCGATTTTCTCCGATTGTTTCGTTATATTTTTTTTGTAACAATTCACGTTCTACATTTTCTTTTTTTCTTATCCATATTTGATAATAAATAATCCAAAACATTACAAAAATAATTGCAATAAAAATAACATAAATCATTTTTCAACCTCTGTTATTTTTTCAGCTGCATTATTTAATTTATTTCCGCCTGCAAATATGCCAGAAATAACACCAACACTTACAAATAATTGATCAAGAGGAAGCTTGATTTCTTTTAATATGGTTTGAAAAATTAAAGCTTCGACTAAAATAATCCAAAGCGCTATTGTGATCGATAAAAGCTTTTTATAACTGCCGGTATATTTAAAACCAGGCTCCATTTGTTTTGTAGTAACAACGGTTGCAAATTGATCAAAACCCACATAACCACCAACGATAAAAAGCAGTGCCCATATAGCACCATCAAACGGGATTTCAAAATTGACAATCATTTGAAGCGGAAACATAAAGGCAACAGTTGCTAAAATTAAAAAAACAATCCAGAACGTTTTTTGTTTTGTTTTTCTACCCATTAATAATCTCCATAAATATTATAAATTGGCCATGTATTTTTTGTAAAATCATCTTCGGTCATTTCTTCAAGCCAGCCACCATTTTTGTTAAACGGAATATATTTTTTTTCGGCATCTTTTACTTTTAATCCAGGAAGCGGACACACACGGTATGCGATTCTTTTTTCCTTGTCTACTTTGATCACAGTATTGTAATGTCCGGGTTCTTTAAAACAAAACTGAATAGGAAATCCAGAAGAAACAATATCAAGAAATCTATCAAATGTTAATTTGTTTAACGTAGTTACTTTTACGCCAAACAAATCACGCATCATGGTATAATAAAGATATATAAGACGATTACCGGGAACATATCTTGCATCAATTCCTTTATCCATAAAATACGAATAATTAAGTGGATTATTCATATAAATAAAACAAAGATCGCCGGGCTGCACTTTTATTTTTTCGCACACATCAAGTAATTTTTTTTCGCTATAATATGCGGTTGCCGCTGTGCAGGAAGATTCCGGGCCGCAACTTTCATAAATACTGCGCGCGATATTTATTTTTGCTTTACAATTTCCGCATATGACTTCTTTTATGTTTGTTTTAGTGTTATATGCTTCGATAGCATTATTGTCTTGCACATAATGAACCATGATTTTATTGTCTGAATATTTAGCTCCAGTTATCATTTTTTACCACCTAACAATTTAAGATTGTAATTTCTTATAAGATCGGCTTTATCATTTAACACTTGTTTTTTATATTTTTCAGGCAAACAGGCATAATCCTCGATTGCACATGAAAGGTCAATTTGTTTTACATCGGATGGATCATCAACAATTTTTACGTATTGTTTTTCAATTTGTCTCATCGCCTGTGCAGCAACATAATCGTTGAATGGTTTCATTTTTACATCCAACATCCATCCCATGCCGCTAAGTACAAGTGTTATTGCAAGTACAAAATTTGGCAACAAGGAAAGCATACGCGAGAGCGTAGGCGAATTATCGATTTTATTTACAATTTTTCCCATATTATGCGTCAACCCTTACCTTCCCATTAAGATTTTTTGCATATATGTATACATCGATAGCGGCGGCAGCGGTTATCGTCATATAATCAATTCCCTGAAAAATGGGAACGGCATCCGATAAATCGGTAGGGGCGGCTCCTCCTGTCATGCGGTATGTCTGCATGTATACGTTCGGCTTGCTACTCATTTTCCATATTACGCATGTCGTAATATTTGTTGCTACCTTCACCCAGGTGTCGGCTGTTATGGTGTGCACGCTTGGCGCTGTCATATTTTCGCTCCTTTTTTTGCCACACCCCATGACGGTATTGGCATTACGGGAAAACTTTTTTTATTTTTTGAAATATTATCTTTCAAAGAAGAGCCGTTAAGATTTCTACTTTCTCGCTCTCCATTTGTTATGTTCATTTCAAGATTGTCTTTTCTTGCTTTTGATTCTTTTCCAGGATCGATGCTTGGCAGCGGCGATCCTATCCACTGACAATTAAACCAAGCGGCATAAAGTATGGGATCATTCCAGCCAGGCGCGGAAATGCGACCGGATGCAATTTCTTCACTTAACCACATTTCAAAAATCGGATTAAGGCAATCGGCTGCCATTTCGTCTCGCCACATCTGTACTATGCGCCAAAATAAAACAAGTGTTGCGCGTGATGCGCTGTAATTTTGACCAAACTTCATTGACAAAACTTCTACGGGCATTCCAGACGCGGAAGAAAGGCGCTCTAAAAAAACCATTACAAAATCTTTAAATGGCTCGGAGGGTGTAGAATTAACAAAAGGTACAAGGTCGTCGCCTTTTGTTAGGTTGAATACGGCCATGCTTCCGGGAGTGTCCAGACTTGCTTCTGGAAGTGGACAAAGGTCTATACCGCGCGTGAGTGTTTCAAGCGTTTCCTGTGCTGATTCACTTAAATTTGAACCGAGAGCGCTTGTCAAGTCGTTTGCCATTCCTTCAAGCGGATTTGACGGGTCTTGTTGCGTGTTTTTTGTGAAAGCGACCATGTTTGATTGATTGATCGCTTTCTTAATCTGCGCAAGCGTGAGGTCTGTTATGTTTTGTAGTTCTTGTAATGCAAAACCAAGGCGGGAATAACCGCGGCGCTGGCCAGCGTATTCAGGATTAAATCCATGCAGCATCATTACCCGACCTGATTTTTCACCTATGCGTCTGATATCGACATTTTCAAAGGTGCCATCATTTTTTTGAGAACGCACCCATACCTTGTATAGACGTTCGGTTCCGTCGCTGTTAGCTTCTATTCCGTCGCTGGTTTGTGTCTGTGCGTATGTAGATGTGTATCCGTATCCGCGTATTTGATTTGCATCGATAAAATCATATTGCAGAGGGTTTTGTAATTTTTTTGATGATGAATAAAAAAGACGGACAAAAATATCATTGTCGCGCTGTTGCTGAATATGGTAAAGGCGCTGAAATTGATAAAAATTCATGGTGCCTGACCGGTGCTGCGCTTTCGACATCGCCCAAAGATGGAAACGACGGGAAACATCAGAACCCCAAGCTTCCGCCTCTTCGGGTGTAATGCCTAACACCTCATAGGCTGGCATGGAATCGAGAATAAGACCGGTATCAACCACGCTATCTGCAAATCGTTCAGTGATCGCGCGCGCATCCATACTATCATGAAAAGCAGCGCGGGCATTTTGACGCATAGCGACATGGTCTATGTACTGTGATCCGCCCGAACTTGACAGGCCATAATTCCATTTTGCGCCTGCGCTTCGATATGCGCCTGAACTGCCTCCGTAATACGCTTTAATTTTTTTGTTATAATTGCTAATAGCCTGTCCTGCCAGGTCTGATCCGATTTGCTGGGCCTGGGCGGCTGCTTTTTTTTCAATTGTTTTTTTAAAAATGCGATCGATTATTCCCATCAATTACGCCTCAAATTCATATTGACAATGCCAGTGTTGTTAAGTTTTTTTGTAATTTGATCGCGTTTAGATTCGAGAACGTCGATTTCTTGCCGGATCTCTTTCGGTTTTCGACGGGTGGTTCGTTGACTTCCTTCGTTTGAATTGAAGCCGTACTCCTCAACCTCGGAATTGGTAATGCTTTCTGAATAGGCGGTATATAATGCAGTTAATTGAGAATTTACCCTTGCGAGGTCTGCGGTTAGCTGGGTTTTTCGTGCGGAAGTCAAAAAACATGACATATTATGATTATAAACATAATTCTAAAACAAAGTCAAGAAAAAAAACAATTTTTAAAAAAAATAATGTGTTATATTGTTATATACAAATAATACAAGTATTACAAATAAATATTATTTTTTCAACAGCACACTTTCCTGGTATCTCTTCTTTTTCAAAAACTCAATATGCTGACTGTGAGTATAAGCCAGCCTCACTTTATCGCGCGGGACTCCCTGCTTAATATACGCCTCACGAACTTTATTGACTTGCAAATCAAGCCAAACATCGGAAGCACAAAGGGCATAAACTCGACAGTCTAACGCCTCGTTATTTCTTGATCCAGCATGGAAACTTCCGTCAGCATGTCTCTCCTCTGCGGTAAGCATATCGAAATAATAATCAGGGTAGTCAATAGGAAATTCCATAAATCCGGGCCGTTGATCTTCGCAGGGTTGACGCTGGATTTTTAAGGATTGATAAATTTTGCTTTTGTAATGATTGGTTGCGATTGTATACAGGTATTGAGAGTCTCCAATTTTTGACAACGAATAACGCCTAAATGATGACTGCATCAATTCGTCACCTTTTTCGTATAATTTCTTTTTCAAAACTTGATCGCCTTTGGATGGAAAAAATCCGGGATATGGTTCGCAAAAACGATAGACCGCCTCCGTGCGTTCACCGTCACCGCTGTCTACAAAAAACATTTGACAGGCGATTCTTGAGCCATCCATTCTGGAGTATAATAATTCCGAATCGAGCATCCAGCGTCGCATTTTTTCCCATGCCCCAGAATAAGGATCGTGAGTATGGCCGTAAAATATTTTGTATTCGATTGAGTGCGTCCGGTATCCGTGGGCGTTACCCAGTATTTCCGCCTCAATACGCGGAAATCCCTGGCGTTGCAAATCTTTTTTATCCCTGATTGCCTCTGAAATTACGCGTTCCAAATCTTGATCACTTAACAACTCTAAACTTTTTTTTCCGCGCTGAACATCTGCCCCGCCTGTAATCCATAGCACGTCATCAGGAACCTGACCTGATTTATAATTTCCTCGCAAAGTTATAACGTTCTCAATTTTTGGCCGTGATCCTTCATCTCGATATGGCTGCCCTCCAGACAAATTAGTAAATCCTCTCATTTTTTCAGGATCATCGCGTGAGGTGAGCCAATCCATGTAATATTTTAGCCAGGTGTATGTGCCAGGAGGAGCATATAATGAGTTAATGTTATATGACCGGTATGATTTGCTTATGCTTTGTTTTGTTGGCTCCCATTTTGCCTTCTCATTATTGAGCATTTTATATTTTGAGTTTTCAAAAATTGCATCGCGACAATGTTCGCATAAATAATATACGCGCTCAATAATTCCCGCTTTTGTGTCTGCTCTTAATCCATGATTGCCTGATTCTGGCAACCAAAAAAGATGTTGTGTTTTTCCGCATAACGGACACGGAAAAATATAGTAACGACAATCACCGTCGAGATACATGGGATGTATATTTGATATTTCATATAGTGTCGGAGTTGATAGGTCGGTAATTTTTTGACGATCACCCCACATTTTAAGACGCGCGGCTGTAGTTATGAGCCAATTTCCTTCACCAGTAACGAGCATACGGGGAGCCCCGTCTATTTCGTCGCGTATCATTACCCGGATCGAATCCGAACGCTGGCTGCTCGGGCTTTGCGCGCTTGCTAATTCTAAAAATCCGCCTAAAAACTGTTTGCTAAAAATTGTATCTGCCGTCCTGCGTGATCCACTGCCGAATTGTATTTCCGCAAAATCAGAAATCAAACTGCGCATTCCAATTGAATCGATCATGGGTTCAAGGCGTTTTGTTCCCCATTTTTTCAATAATTCATCGGTTGCCGACATATATTGAATAGCAGTAGGCATTTCTTTCATCCAATATCCGATAATACATTCTACCGCAAAAGTAGCTGCAATTTGAGCGGCTTTCTCGATTACTTGATGTTGAATCCCGCTATAAGGTGCCATATTATCCATCCATTCTATAGCGTATGGGGTTAGGCGCAAATCAACCGGGCCAGGGAATGGAGTATTGGCCGGCATTATTCTTTTTTTTGATATAAAGGTGCTTATTTTTTTTTCGGGTGGTTGTGTTTTTTGGAGAGAGTTAAGATTTATTAGATAATCTACATCTGTACAGGCGATTGTCATAAATTGCCCCATTGCGTCATGGCATTTGCGACGCCCGGGAATGTTTCGGCTCTGATTTTTTGTCTATCTTTTGACGGCGTTTGCGCTTCCACAAAATAAACATTTTGGCCTTTTTTCTTTCCCTGCTTATGTTGGTAATATGGCTCTGGTTTATCAGTATGCGTCCGCTCGTAAAACATATCACCTTCTGAGTGGATAAGTGGTGGCAATTCGTCCAAAAATAAACAAGTTTTTTTCATTTCACGATCCCCAAAATACCACGGATGAATTATCTGCGGTTTTTTAACAATTGATTTATCTGGATTTTCAGGATCGGGAGACGGAAACCGACCATTAAGATAACCTACGGGATTTTCGATACATTTTCTTTTTACATTTAATCCCCATATCCACATACAAAAATCATAAGCTTTTTTTCTTTGTAGTCGACGGGCTGGCTTTTCTTTCATCGCACGATTGCCAACACTCGACAAATAAGTGCAGGGAGGAAAAGCTATAATAACATCAAACAATAAAATATATTCTTCAAAATCTCTTATATCACCTTGAATATGCGGGCCGGTACGGTCGCTTTGCTCAATATCAAAACTAACAGCAATATGACCGGCTGCAATAAAAGCGTCTCTTACTATTCCAGATCGTTCGCAAAGAATTGCAAATCTCATTTTATAATTCGATTTAAATTCGGCTTAAGAAAAACGTTTAAGCCGTGCTCTTTTAATAAATTTATAAATGTTACAAGCTTTTCTTTTGAAGGCTCCGGTAGGTGATTATTTCCGCTATCGGCGCCAATGTTTATTTGTATAGGGTTTATTTTTACCATCCAGTCAAACATAATGGTAAGATCAAAATCAAGCACCGGTTCGATAGTAACCATTTTTTTACAATTCGTTTTTAAAGATAAAAAATTATGATATCTGTTTTGAGGTCTCGGACACGTTCCCATTATTTCCGCATAATAACGGTTAGTTTCGATTGTGGTACAAAGAATAGTATTTGCTGGGAAATTATAATATTCAAAACCGCCCGGATTCTTTGACTGAAAAAAATATGTGTTATCGTAAATACAGGCGTTTATTGATTCTTGTGTACATACTCCGTTAATGGTAGGTGCAAATAAATCTATACCGCTGCCGACAAAAATAATATTTCCATTTCCATGCCCACCTCTTCTTATTTCGTCCAGATCAAGCCGTGGTGCTGACATTTGCGGCCACCATTTGCGCATATAGCAATATTTGCAGTTATGTGGACAGATTCCTTTTACTGGGTTCCAAGTATGGGTAACAAATCCATACATATTCCCTTTAGCGATGTTTAGTGGCATGTTTTTAACTCCTTTCTGATATAATTTTGCGCTTTAGATATCGCTGATCTTTTTGATTTGCATCTTTTGGGATGTATTCCAAATAAAGATTTTTTACCTTCAAAAATATCATAACACCAGGGTATAAAATCACAAAATGAATCTGTCAGTGATTCTCTTGTTGTAAAAACTTGTATTTTATACCCTCGGTATTCACTCTCAAATAATTCTACTTTTCGATTTTTACCACTCATAATTTTTCCTTATAAAAATATTTCAAGCCACCCCATCCAGTTTTAATTTATTTAAAAAATTATTCATCTCTGTTTTTTTATAATTTTGAACCTTGTATAATTCATCGTTGATTATTTCATCAACCTGTGCAAATTTTTCACTGTCATCATTTCCAAAAACATTTTTGCATATCTTTGTTGTTATGCTTGCTCCCATTTGCAGGAACTGGTTATTGTCGATCTCGTATATTTTTGAAACAAAAAGAAAAACTATTGACCTGTCAATTAAAGTTTCTCGCTCTTTGTCCGTTTTTACTTTTTCTTTTTGGATTCCGATAACCTGCTTAAGGCGATCAAGATCGTATTTTGATAATGTTGTTAGGTCGTCTGGCAGGTTTGATAAATCAAGCTCTTGTTGTTGTGGGAGTTTTTCCGGTTCTATCTGAACGGGTATTGTCTCTTTTTGAGGAACGGAAACCTGCTTTACTTTTTTTATTTCTTGATTTGCTTTTCCCTGCGATGCTTGCTTTTTCTCTGGCTGTTTTGTGTTATGCTCTTCTTTTTCCTGTTTTTTCTGGACGGACGCCTGCTCTGGTTTTTCGAGATCGGAATATTTTTTGCCATCTGGCCTACTGTATTTCAATAGGTAGTCAGCATTAGCCGGAAGGGTGGGATCGATCATGCCGGCATCGTCGGCAACAACTGTACCGGCCTCGATTCGTTTGTAAATGTTTTGACGGGATACCCCGGCCAGGTCTGCAAATTTTTTGATGGTTAATAATTCCATGCGTTGACTATATACTAATCCGTCAACGTTGTCAAGAGCTGTCAACGTTGACAAAAAAACTGGCACTTTTTTTTACGTGCGCCCTTGGACAGACT